TTTGCAAAGAAGAAACAAGCATATTCAGTACTTGCACCGCTTCCTGTTGTTGGGATGTCATCAGAAACGATTACATTAAGACCCATGAAAGAACCAACTTGTGCGCTACCAGCAAATGCGTTTGCAGTAGAACCAGAAGTTGCGTCTGAATCAGGTGCGCCAGTGTTATCGTAAATTCTGTCGATAGCCTTACGCTCTACCAAGTCGTAATAAGTCTTGGAGTGCATAGCAATAGAGGTCAATTTTTGACCTTGATCGCCAAGAATACTTTGAGCCTTTGCAACGTGGCGAGGACTTAAAGTTGTTGGTGTGTCGCCTGATTCAGAATCTATGCAATGAGTAAATAAAGCACTATTTGAATCGTTAGCATTAAGAGAACCAAAAGCACCTGTGAGGCAAGAATACAAATCTTTTTGCTTTTGATTGTTGACATAAGCCGCCAACTTGTTACCAATAGCAGCCATAGGATCAGGCCCGCCACCAACTGCCAATGCTGCTAAATCTCTAGAACTGAATGCTCTACCTCTATGAAGTACAACACCGATTTGATTATCAGCAGTAATTTTGCCAGGTGTTAATGAAGTGCTATCTGTTAGAACTTCAAAGTCGCCGCTTAAGTTAGCTGCATAGAATGGGATTTTTACAAAATCCCCTCCTCTCTCAGAGGACAGATTTAATTCTGCCAAAGGTTGCACAATTCCACTCTGCAAGAATGAATCTGATGCAGTAGTAGCCTCTATTAAATAGGGGGTAAAAACCTCTGGAATAATTAAATCGCTTCTTTGTGTACTCATTGGAGAATACTAAAAAATTGATTTATTTATAAAATTCGGGCACGACCCTCACCTGGCACGACCAAGCTTTTTATATATTAACCTTTTACTGCGTTTTTCAACATTTCATATTTATTTCTATCGGTTCGATATAAACGGCTTTGCTCAGTCAAGTTAAAAGTATCAGGTGCAAATGGATTTTTTTCACCTGCTGAAACGAATTCTGTTGTTGATGCTTTTACCGTAGAAGCTCCACCGCCTTGTGGTCTGGAATGTTTTTGCACCCACGTTGGCATTTGTTGAATAGCCCAATCTTTTACTGGTGTTCTTGTATATCCATCAACAACAACAACTGTTCCATCTGCATCTCTAGAAAGTTGATCTTTATTCAAGCGGCTCAAGACATATTGAGGATCGTGAACAACATCAGCTAAAGCAGTTACAGCAGGTGCTTCAATTTCTAACTTTCTTTTTTCACTTCTTAAAGCTTCAATCTCTTTATTCTTTTCTTCCTCCGCTTGTCTGTACTGACTAGCAAGTTTTTCCCTTGCTTCTTCATATTGCCCTTTTGC